AAATCACACGCACACAATACTAGATAAGAAATAGACGTTCCTAATAGCCCACACACACGCCTTTTTTAGCCAATTCAGTACATTACCATATACTAATATTCCCTTCCATTTCTAAGATAGGCTCCCTTCCCTTCATAGGATAGGGCAAAAGAAAAAAAAGATGCTGGTTAAGGAATATTAACGCCCGCTAATATTAGTTTATTAGTATATTCGGATATTCTTATATACAAAAATAGATGTTGACATAACCTTATCTCACCAATATAATAGGTGGGCGGGCGGGTTAATAGATATATATATAATAGATATATATACGCACACAATATATATTAAAATAAATGTTTGCTATTAATATTATTATTTGTTATTGTATATACATACCAGGAATTAACCTGGCGGAGATAACAAATGACAATAATGAAAAATATAACAGAAGATTCATTACCTAAGAAGTCAGAGATAGATGACATGTGGCTTGAATTGTTTCGAGTACATAATAGGGGGAATGAAACTAATCTAGAGGCTATAGAGATAATGGCCTTAAAAATGTTTCTAAAAGAGGCTTGTAGGCCACAAGGGGCATTGTCTAAACTGCCATTCAATCTCAAGCCTAAAGAAAGCTATAATGCATTCGGGCAACATATAGCGGATATAATTAATGAGAAAATAGATAATATAAATCATATGGATAAATTAAATAACATTTTATATTCAACCTCATCTAGAAAATAAACTAAAATAAATATTGACAAGGATGTCATTATTTGTAATAATATAAACATACTAGGAATTAACCTAGTAGGAGAAAACAAAATGAAAACAAATAAAGACTTTTTTAATATGATAGCTTCTAACAAAAACGGAACACACGGCACAACCTATATGATAGCGGAATTGATACAACATATTGAACATGAAGGAATTAAGAAAAAAATGATTAAATTAAATAATCAATATAATGATTGGGTAGATGATGTTGTAGGCAAGCATTACAAGAGAGTATATCCAAAATAAACAATATAGGGAAGAGAACTAGTTTCTCCACCACCTGAGTATGTGACTAAACTGCTCAACACTCCCTCCCTCCCTTTAAATAAATAAAAAAAACAAAACAAAATATCTTATTCGTACGCCCAACTATATTAGTATATTCTGATATTCTTATCTTCAATATATATAAAAATAATTCTTGACATATTATTGACTAGGATTTATCATAGGTGGGTGGGTGGGACAAAATCCCACTGATATTATCTACACAAAAATAAATATAAATAATTATTGACACTAATATAGTATTTGCTATTATTAGATTAGACCTACAATTAAGTAGGTGGAGAAAAACAAAATGGCAAAACTAATAGACACTACAAAAAAATACAATGTAGAACTAGATATATCCGAGCAACACATAATATGTAATGCTTTGAACGCATGGGAGAAAGCGGGCAAGACAGAAGGATATGAGGAACTACACAGAAGTATATACAAAAAGATAGAGTCAGTATTCCACAGATATGCACAGGAGGTAAACAAACAATAATGCAAGCACCTAGGCAAGTGGATAAACTGCCTAACGTTCTAATATTATAATATTCTAATATTCCTGCTCCGCAGTAAACCATCTCGGCCCTGCGGGCCTCGACCCCCCATGACGTGTGTCCGCATATATATATATTCTCTCCCCACATCGGAGGGGAACTATGTTCTATACTAATACTACTTACTGACACTCATATGGCTAAAAAAAAATTTAAAACCTTGTTTTGAAAAATAGTAGTGCTATAATTGAATTACTTTTTATTTGATTCTGCATAGTCGTGAAAGGCAGGTAATTAATTTTATCTGCCTTTTTAGCCTAAAAACACAACATATAGTTGCAAAAAGAAAAAAAATCACTATACTTAGTGGTGGATAACTATGTCTACCGAAACACAAAGAATAGAAGAGATACTATCCACCCTTAAAAAGCGTCAAGAGACTAATCGTCTTAACTACTATCAGCCCTATAGATTTCAGCTTGATTTTCATGAAGCAGGTAAGCAGGCCAATCAAAGATTATTGATGGCGGCCAACAGGGTTGGCAAATCATTTGTAGGTGCTATGGAGATGTCTATTCATCTCACAGGAGAATATCCTGAATGGTGGAAGGGAAAAAAATTTAAAGAGCCTATTAAGGCTTGGGTTTGTGGTGCGAGTAATGAAACCACAAGAGACATATGCCAAAAAGAATTGTTCGGGCAACCCGACAACCCGAGAGATAAGGGAAAAGGTTCCATCCCTAAACATCTCATTGGTGAAACTACAAGGAAACCTGGAGTGCCTAATGCACACTCGTCAGTACTTGTTAAACATAAAAGCGGTGGGTGGTCGAGAGTTGCCTTTAAAGCCTATGAAATGGGTGCTGAAAAATTTATGGGGGAGAGTATTGATTTAGTATGGCTAGACGAAGAACCACCTCAAGACATCTATTCGCAGTGTATTACAAGAACATTAGACAGGCGTGGACAAGTTTATTTAACATTTACACCCGAATCGGGAATGACAGAAGTCGTACAGAACTTTACAAGCGATTTAAAGCCAGCTCAGGCCCTAATCACTGCAGGCTGGAATGATGCAGACCATCTAACAGAAGATATGAAAGAGCAGATATTAAGTGCTCTACCACCTCATGAAAGAGAAATGAGGTCTAAAGGGATACCTATGGTAGGGTCAGGCTTAGTATTTCCAGTATTAGAAGATAATTTGGCCTGTGAGCCCTTTACCCTACCCCCTCATTTTAGTCGTATTGCAGGCCTCGATTTTGGTTATGACCATCCTACAGCAGTGGTATGGATAGCATGGGATAGAGATGAAGATATTGTGTACGTTTATGACGTCTACAAGATGTCAAAACAAACACCTGACTATCATGCCAGTCATATCAATGAACGTGAGGGAAGTCATTACATACCGATTGTATGGCCACATGATGGATACCAACATGATAAAGGAAGTGGTATAACACTAGCAGAACAATACAGAACAGCACATGTCAACATGTTGCCATTTCACTTTGAGAACCCACCTGCATTAGGTGAGAAGAAAGGGGGTAATAGTGTTGAGGCTGGAATCATGGACATACTAACCCGTATGGAATCAGGCAAGTTTAAAGTATTTAATACTTGTACTGAATGGTTTCAAGAATACAGATTGTATCATCGTAAAGATGGCAAGATAGTAAAGATTAAAGACGACTTGATGTCAGCAACAAGGTATGCTGCAATGAGTCTAAGACACAGTACAACAGAAACATCTAAGTGGAATAGTAAAGGTAGACTAGGCCCAGATGTAGCGATAGTTTAGGAGATAAAAATGGCAAACGCATTTGGAGTGAATCAAAAAGTTTTTGGCGGCTTATCTGAAAGTTCTGAAAAAAAACTAATGGAAAAAGTTAATAAAAAAATTAAAGAAAAAAACAAAAAGTTATACAAATCTCGTTCTGAATCAATTGCAACAAGGTTAACAATAGGTAACGAGCCTTTTTCTCCCAAAAGTTACGATAAAGCTGTAAGTAAATTAAAAAAAGAGGGTGGTTCTGCAGCTAGAAAACTAAAAGCAAGGTTTAAAAAAGCAAAATAATGGCTAACTTAATTGCATCACCCACACAAATGGCTTATAAACTACAAGAAGTAGAAAATAAGTTAGAAGAACTTGACTTAAAGATAATGAAACTACAAGCTGTGGCTGAAGCACAACTTGAAACACTAAAGGCAAAGAATGGCAAAAAAACCAAGAAAAATGACTAAAGATGAATTAGTCGCACAACTTAACTCTGAGATATCAGGAGCTACTGGTTACGCAAATACAGAACTCTCTAATCAAAGAGAAGATGCGATGAAATATTATTTGGGTGAACCATTCGGAAATGAGATTGATGGACGTTCAGAAATCGTTACAACTGATGTAAGAGACACAATCGAATACATTATGCCATCATTGATGCGTATTTTTACCACACATAACAATACAGCAGAATTCGAGCCACAAGGTCCAGAAGACGTTGAAATGGCACAACAAGCTACTGACTACTGCAACTATGTATTTAATCGCCAAAATAACGGGTTTAAGGTCCTTTATGATGTATTTAAAGATGCCCTTATAAGCAAAACAGGTGTCATTAAACATTATTGGGAAGAAAGAAAAGAAGTTCTGACAGAGACATACACCAATCTAACTGAGATAGAATATCAATCTATTCTAGCAAATGATGATATGGAAATCATTGAGCACACAGAATCAATTGTGCAAAAAGCAGTTACTGATGATTATGGAACATTAGTTAGCCCTGAAGTTATAGAACATGACGTTAAGGTTAAATGTTATAAAGATTACGGACAAGTAAAAGTAGTTGCTGTCCCACCTGAAGAATTTTTAGTTTCACGTAGAGCGTCATCATTAGAAGATGCAGACTTTGTCTGTCATAGGGTTAAAAAATCAGTAAGTGATTTAATCGCTGAAGGTTATGACCCCGCCATTGTCAATGAGATACCTAGCTATGCTAATTCAGAAGCAGAACTTAATGAAGAAAGATTAGCACGATTTAGCTATGATGATGACTCAGTACCACCATCTGAGGGTGAAGGACCAAACAAAAAAGTTTGGATAGATGAATGTTATATGCGTATTGATTACGATAACGATGGTATAGCAGAACTCAGAAAAATAACTAAAGGCGGACAATATATCTTAGATAACGAAGAAATTGATATGATTCCTTTTTCTGCTATCTGCCCATTACCTATCCCACACAAATTCTACGGCATGTCTATTGCCGATACAGTCAAAGATATCCAACTAATTAAGTCTACAATCATGCGTAACCTGTTAGATAACATGTATCTAACTAACAATGCACGCTATGCTGTTATGGCTGGCCAAGTAGAACTAGATGATTTATTAACATCGAGACCAGGCGGTATTGTAAGAATGAGAGCACCAGGTGCAGTTCAAGCATTACCTACACCACAAATACAACCCTATGCGTTCCAAATGGTTCAATACCTAGATGGAATTAGAGAAGAAAGAAGTGGCGTATCTAAAATGACACAAGGTCTCAATCCTGATGTATTAACTTCACATGTGACATCAGGTGCAGTTTCAGCAGCAACAGAGTCTGCAATGCAACGTGTAGAGTTAATAGCTCGTATATTTGCAGAAACAGGTGTTAAAGATTTATTTAGAAACATATACGCACTCGTACAAAGATACGAAGATAGAAAAAAAGTATTCTATCTCAATGGTAAATTTATACCGATTGACGTATCAAGATGGAAAGATAAACTTAACTGTACTGTCAATGTAGGTGTTGGTAGTGGTTCGCAACAATCTAAAACACAAACAATGTCTTCTATTATGACTTTACTAGGTACAGTAGTACAACAAGGCGGTATGGGTAGTTTAGTTACACCTAAGAATTTATATAATGCTATTAGCGAATTTATTGCACAATCAGGATATAAAAATACAGACCAATTTATATCTAATCCTGAAATGATGCCACCACCTCCTCCTCCTGAGCCAACTCTAGAAGAAAAGGTTGCAGCACAAAAAGCACAAGTAGAATTACAAAAATTACAATTACAAGCTAAAGAACTAGAGATTGAAACACAACTTAAATCTCAAGAGTTACAACTTAAACAAGAAGAAGCTGCAATTGATTTAGCTTTAAAACAACAAGATTTAAAAATTAAGAAATCTCAATTAGAACTTAATGAAGCGGAACTTGCTCTAGAAGCAGTACAAGGAAGACCCGTAGGTATAGGGCCAAGATAATGGCTTATCCTAAGACTTCAGGTTATGGTAAATTACAAAGGCGTAAGTTAATTTCTAAAAAGATTAAAGTATTAAAAAAAGAAGGGAAGCCGCAGAAACAAGCAGTAGCAACTGCTTTATCTATGTACCCTAAACGAAAAAGGTTGCCACTAGCATGAACGATAAGGATATCAACACAGAATTAGAATTACTTAAACAAGATGTACATCTAATTAAAAC